TGAGCCAGTTACCTCACTTAATTTTTCTAGACTACCACGTCTGTGTTTGATTATTTGTGCCATTTGTTTGAGTTATTCCCCTTTTGTTTTTTATCTTTATATAAATATACCAAAACCTTTTAATCAACTGTTTTTTTTTGTATTATATTTTTACCACTCACCCTGGTCTATCACATTACTTTGTGGTTGGTTATTTACAAATGGGTCAGCAGGTGCAATAGAACCCGTCTGTCCACTTATCCATAGTTGTGCAGGCACTGAAGTATCTAATTCTAAATTTAAAGAACCAGTTAAATTTGTAGCATCTACTACCGCAACTGCTCCACTTATAATTAGTGAATAACTATCCGCATCTGTTGGTACGATTGTTAAACCTTCCATCGTAACATTTTTTAATGTCATCCCATCTACGGTTTCGTAAATAGCATTTGCTAAATCAGTTCCAACCAATGAAGCTGATAATAGTGCATCTGCGTTTTCTAATTGTTTTAATGCTATAAATGTTGCCATATCCTATATTATATTCTTAAATGCTCCACAAATTAAAAAACTATCCTCATTCAAATTATCAGGAATTGTTGTTTTTTGCATTGTAAAAACTATGTTTCCTATATTATTAAATGAAACTATATAATCGGGTACATCCAATCTAATTCCGTTTATATAAATATCAAAATCTTTACTAGTTAAACTATCGTATCCCTGCATTGGTGCATATGATGTTATAGTTGCTACATAATATGTTGGATATTCTATTAAAAGATTTGGATTTAGTTTAACATCACTTGCTATATAATCAAACATATCCAATTTGTAATCCAACACCTTATCTAAATAATTTGGTTGAATTGTTTTAATTGGTGCTGATTTTGTTTTTGATGGAGTTGGTAATGTTTTTTCAGCCAATATAGAACCGGTCATATCATTCAAAACTAAATTGGACAGAGTTTCCATCTTATCTAAAAATAGATTTTTTCTATTAGATATTGCCGATATATTTGGTCTATTTTTCATTAGTGTGGTATATGTTTGAACATTCCAGTTACTCTTATATCATCCGTTGCATCTAATGTATATGGAAAGTTTGCTTTAATAAACTTCACTAATACTGAATTACCTTCATTATTTTCCAAAATGTAATCCATTGGTAGAATTGTTTGTCCGTTTACATCTATTCTTTCTTTTTCTTGCACCGAAGTTAAAGTTCCCATTAAACTATTGGGAGCTAAAATAAATCCTTCAATTATGAATATAAAATAAGTTGGATTACTTAAATCATATACATCTACTTTATGTGTGCTAGTAGTAACAAATGGTTTTACTAGCTTTTGGAAATTGCTCATATTAAACTATTATTTTACCAACAATAGAAACCTCATCCGTTAAAGGATTTAATCCACCGGCAAAAATTGAACTATCAAAATTAACAACATAGTTGTTTCCAACTTGTAATGATGTAGGCCAATATGCTTTTGAATACTTTACACCATTTATATAAACTTTAATACCATCCGTTGCCGTTACTGAAAGTTCTGCTGGTGGTGTTACTAATTTTGTATTACTAAATGTAATTTGGTATGTTCCCGTAATTACACCAATTTTACTATTATATAAGTTGATATAATCAAATAGTATTTTATTATCGTTGTAATCATTCATTGTAATTCCAGCAGTTAAAGCATCTCCTGCTGATTTGTTTATATCAGTTTCTAATGTAGTAACAACTGCTCTCGTTGATATTGATTTTTTGATTGTACTTTCGTTGTTTGCAGATTCAGGTAAAAGATATGCATAAGTTGTTAGTGAAAAATTACTACGAACCAATCTTTCTTGATTATCTGTAACTTCAGTTACACCTTCAAACCCATCTATTGTAGTTCTAAACTTAAAGCCATCACGTTCTCCCCAATACTCTTGACTAGCCCATTGGAATTGTTCAACTATACTATTCATATGCTCTGTATAGTTTGTCCAAATCATAATATCATATGTAACATTTACATAATCAGGCATCGTAATATCAATGATTTCTTTTCTAGGTTTGAAATTGTTTAACAAAGAAAACTTATCATATCTATTTTTATTGGAATATCCAACGTAAGATTGATAATGTAATTGACGATTGGGCATTGCCATCGTTTCATTTGGGGTTTGGCCGGTACGTTTGAACATAACCAATGGTAATTGTATCTTACCCCTTTGGTCTCTATATACACCATCTATTTGTGCCGATTTCCATCTTTCAGCATTTCCGTAGATTACTGGAACTGTTATTTCTTTACCATCCAATTTTAATTTTGGAACAATAATATCTCTCATATACGAAAAGATTGCCTCATCCACATCGTATATACTAATACCACGTTTGTATGTAATACCTTCTCTCGGCATTTGCTCTGCACGATTGATTGGTTTTTGTAGTGGATTATTTGTTGCCATATTATTCTACTCTTGGTTTAATATTCAATTGTGATAATCTAGTCAAACGAGTTGTACATTCAATACCAAAATTGTTTTCCGATTGCATACCTACCAATTGTGATTGATTGGTATTTGTAATTTCATAAAAACTATCATTGAAATAAAAGAAATCACCAACTTCTGGTAATATATCTTTGACAATACAAGTGTCTTGATTTACTCTTACAATTACTTCTTGTTCTGTATCTTGTCCAAATCCATCATATTGTTGAGTTTCATCACCGTATTGTAAAACTGCAAATACAGATACACCATCATAGTACGATTTGTCTAATGACTCACCATATAGATTTACTTTTGTTTCACCCACTATAAGTTTATAAAAGAACACTTGAGTTTGGATTACAGAATCCACAAGCTCTCTACTTATATTTTGGAAAAAATTGTAATCTCTTGTACCTATAAAACGTGGCATACTATTATCCTATATAAAATGGCATTGGTATTTTATTCAACATCTTTTGTACATTATCTGCTTCTTGCATTCTGTATTCCATTTGTTTTGGTCTACTCAATTCTTCCAAATTCTGTCTCAATTGCTCGTACAATCTATCTTTATCGTTTTGTGCTTCTGCTCTCAATGCTGCACCATCCAATGAAACCTCACCCTCTGGAATTGGAATAGTTGCGTATTTCTCTCTAATAGCACCTAATAGTTCCTTTGCTAATGCTAATGTATATTTCCAAATCCATTGCTTACCAACTGAATTGATTGTTCTATATGGAATAAAATCGTAATTTACATTTGAGTAAGATGATACTGCACCTGCTTTCTTTTGAATTGCATTTTCATCTCTATCATCCACTACAATATATTCAAACCACATTTGCGCCGGTGTTTTATCCGTAGGAGCAGGAAAAATGTGTAGTTCATTATTTACTATGTTAAATGTATATGCACTTCTACGAACCTGGTCATTAAATTCAATTGCCTGAATACGAAGTAAATCTTCATATATTGGCATCATTACAAATTGTGCCGCTGGTGAGAATGAACTAAATCCAAATTCATCCATAAGGTTTAGAGTACCTTTTGCAGAAACTGCATATGGGTCAAAGAAACGAGAGATTGCGGGTGTGTTTTCATAAAACACCTTTTTAATTTCAATTCTTTTTCCACTTTCACTTACATCTGCCCATAGGTGGTTCAAATCATATTTACTTACACCAATTTGAGTTTGGAATGAACCTGATTTTTGTGATGTATAACCACCAACTTCTGCTTCTTGTCCATAAGAATTTGCAATACGGATTAAAGAACCGATATTAGTTCCCTCTACATATGTGTTTGTAAAGTTAGAACCAGTAGATTGCCCCATCAAATTAGATAGGTTATTACGGATGTTGAATTGATTTACTTGTGCAGAGTATTCACTAATTGATTCCTCAAAACAAGCATATATGTTTACGGGTAGTAATTCAATGTTTTGAATTGGATAACCTAATCGTTTTGCAACCCAATCGCCCACACGAGGTCCGTCTGCTTGGAAGTTTATATCTGTATCATAAATTCCGAAAGGAGTTGAACCGGAGATTGCAGAACCACTTCCCGGCCAGTTTATACTAGTTACTAAATCTGCTGCCATAATTTGTTGTTATATACCTAATATAAATATACGATTTCTAAAATAGGATATAACAAAAAAACTACCCACAAAGTGAGTAGTCTTTAACACAATCAAAATGAAAAATCAAAAAAAGAAACCTAATCTATATTTTTACAAACCTTGCTCCCTTCGAAGTTGTTGGTTGTCATATTCAGCTTCCGAATACTCTACCACTTTTAAGTAAGGGTCAAACTTTGTTTCGTAGTAACCATTTAGGTTAGCAATTGAAATCATTGTATCAATGAATGACTTACGAACATAAGTCATATCAGATGAACCAAAACCCTGGTCTTCAGGCCAATCAGAGTAATCTTCAGCTACCTCATTTAATGCATCGTAAACTGCATCCATATAGGTAATAACTCTATTAGTAAAACGTCCCTCAACAGGAAAAGTATTTTTAATAGTATCAAACCCCTCGATTAAAGAAGCGGTGGCTAAAACTGAATTAAGATTAAATGGAAGACTCATAGTAGATATATTTAAAATGTTTAACTCTTATTACTCTATAAAGGTAAGCATAATAAATGGGAAAGTCAAGTCTTTCCCAAATTATTTTTTAAATATTTTGTAATGCTTTTTGAATAACATTTTCAGTATAAGAATAACCTCTCAACTTCTCAATCGCTTTCTCCAAAGTTAATACTCCCCATACATACTCACCGGCCATCATAGCTTTCAAGCTACGTTTTGCTTCTGGCCAAGTACCATAGGGTGCTTTACCATTGAAACTCACATACTTTGCACCAAACTCTAATTCAGTTCCGTTATCAGTCTTACCATTATCTCCGTATTCGTAGATGTCATGCATCCCGTCATAATGTCCACCTTTGAACATATTACAGAACGAAGCGATTTCACGATAATCATCAGTACCATATTCTAACTCCGAACCATCAGCGTAACAAGCATAAAGGTCAGATGAACAACCATTAGCAAAGGTTTCTGATTTACCCCATACTAACATATTAGGATATTTAACTTTCATCCATTGTTTGAACATCAAAGGAACTTCTTTTCGTCCAATAGAAATAACTGGATTAAGTAACGCAACTCCTGAATAAGAGTGAGTACGAAGACAATTTACAGGTAACTCAAAACGGATACCCAAGTAATCAAATTTCGTTGTATTTTTCATAATTTTATGTTTAATGTTTAACCCTCATTGGTTTAATAAAGGTACAAAGAATAATTGAGAATGTCAAGCTTTTAGCAAAATATTTTTCAATTATTTTCATCTTTTTTTGCAATAATTTCCAAGTCACCTTGAACCATTACTTTCCTTCCATACACATCATCAAATACAATACCACGACCATAAACTCTAAATGAATTTGCATAATATCGTTTTCCATTTTCCGATGTAATTTCATACTTTGCTTTATCCGTTTTACCAGGTATTGCAAATGCAAGTGCCGCTGCCATTGACATAATCACCAATGCTCCAAAAATTGCTAATCCGCTTTTAAATGTTGCCATCTTTATCAAAATTTTTAAAATCGTTAATTAAATAAACCAAACCACCAACAAATAGTGATGCTAATAAGACGAGATATACCCCATCTACTACATAATCCATTGTTTTATAAATGTATCCTAACATAGTTTTATTATTTTAAGTTTAAAAGAAAAATGCATTCCATACACACTCAACAGGCCTTTGATACCTCTCACCAGCTCTATGGTTATGTTGGGCAGAGAATGAATGAGATGGATAAATGGATTTAACTACCTCCATTGTACACGTCCCAGCGTACTCATTAATACCTATCAGTTTTGCTCGTAAGGTTGGAGAGAAGTTCTCTGGTGTATCCTCACCTATTACCTTAACTAAATCCGTAATCTTACTATCTGAATATTTCATAGTTTTATTATTTAAAAGATTTTAAGTTCATTATAAGAAATGCGTTGGTTTTTTTGTAAACCGATTCGGCAACTAAATTGTTGGCAAACATAACATCATTTTTTGTGATAGTATTTATGATGTGGGATTTACTTAAAAAATCAAAACCACCGGTCAATGCCGCAATGTAAAAATGAAAATCTGTGAATCGTTTCATATTGAATTATTTATGTTTAACTGATGTTTAGTAAAGGTAAGCAAAATAAATGAGAAAGTCAAGTCTTTTCTTAATTATTTTACAAACTATGTCCTAATTTATTATGTATGGAAACCATATGTTTGCAAGGTGTGTATCTACGGAAACTTCTTGCTTCACAATTACAATCTACAATTTTCCAATCTTCAACTGAAACTTTGTAGTATTTTAACTTTTGGGTCTTTTTATCTCTACTACCCATTTCTTTGTAAAACCACTTCATATCTTTGTTGTTTAGTAACCTAACATTTTTAAAACTCGCAATCCAAACCAAATAAAATCTAAAATTTTCATATCTTTAACTCTTATTACATAGTAAAGGTAAGTAAAAATAATGAGAATGTCAAGTCTTTTCTTAATTATTTTTTAGACATAAAAAAACCCACCGAAGTGGGTTTAGATATTTTTGTAAATTTATATTATTCCAAAATAATCATTGCACCTGATGAAATTGTTAAATATATCGGGTAGCAAGGAAATATTTGATGATTATCAATTGATGTTAAATTTATAACACCACCACCTGCTAATGCTACACTACCACTTGGGTTTCCTTCACCTCGCATAACTCCCCAAACATTTGGATATGCCGTTCCTTTTCCTAATGCAACCGAACCACTTACGGTTGATACTTTATATGCTCTATATTCTGCCATTTTATTTTTATTTATAATTTTAATGAACTATTGCTAAAAAATCACTTGCAGTATAGATATAAATATCACCTGCTACTAACCCGCCTGCTAATGCAGCTGCATTATTAGCATATGTTGGGATATTTGCAATGTTTAAACGATTTGCACCATTCGAACCAATTACAGGTGTATTAGAACCACTTGCAAATTTAATATATCCAGTTGCTGCATTTTGTACACCTGATACTTGCATTGTATTTGAACGATTTACATCACCAATCCAAGCATCATCACCAACTTTAAAGTTTTGTCCACCACCATTGTTGGTTGCGAAGAATTTATCTTGTGTAGAATAACTACCACTTACACCAATCGAACCACTTAATGCGGCTATTGATGCGCTTAAAGATGTAATATCAGCATCGGTTGCTAATCCAGCCACATCCAATGGTGATTGGATTGCTTCTACTGTTGAATATGCAAATTGAAATCCATCTTCCGTTACTACCATCACTTTGGTACTACCACTCGGTGCTATAATATCTAAATCGTATGCTCTATGTAATGAGTTTGCCATTTTAATCCTATTGTTTTTATATTATATAAATATATAGTTTTCATATAAACAAAAAAAAGAGAGGATTTCTCCTCTCTCTTTTCACTTTACTTTTGATTGTTGGATTAGATATTAGCCAAACCTTCAACCAATACTTTACCGTAAAATTCTGGACGAACCAATTTTTTAGCGTAACGAGTCATAACACCTCTACGTGGAGTGAAGTTATCTGGGTCGTACACCAATGGAGTCAAGATTAAAGGTACATATGGAGCATAAACCGCACCAGTCTCAAGGAAGTTATTTCCTTTGTAACCCAATAAGATTTCGTTAGAAGTCATGTAAGGGTTTTTGTAAACTGTGTAACGATTAGCCAAAGAACCAACTTGAGTTACACCAGCTGCGAATTGTTTAGCATCTTTATCAGCGTTTACAGAGAAAGCTGGGATTGATTCTAAAATAGTACAAACGTCTGGAGAAGCAACGATAAAGTTAGCTCCACCACGCATTGTCAATTGGTGAATCTTGTTAGATACTTTGTTTAATTTAGTTCCTAAAGTCTGGAACCAAGTGTTTTTAGTGTAAGCACTTGCGTTAGATGAATCTGCATCAATTGCAAATTCTGAACCATTCCACTCATTACCAATCTTTGTAGACCAGTATTCAGTAGTTAATGCGTTTCCTTTCAATAAATCCAAGATTTCCAAGTCAATCTCTAATGAGATATATTCAGATAACATAGCAGTCAATTCAGCTTCTGCATCAATTGAGTGGTAAGCGTTCAAATCTTGTGCCAATTCTGGAGTCCAAACTGCTTTCAACTTACGAGTTTTAGCAACGATTGCCTCTGATTTCAATTCTAAATCTACTTGAGGAATGTTCAAGTTAGTTCCACCTGATGGGTTGTTGATAGGGTCTCTATCTTCGAAATCACCACGAGATGTTGCAGTTGGCTGTACAGAATATACTAAACCAATAGTTGCAGCAGTTGAACCTGAAGCCAATACTGATGAACTTACGATTAATGATACAGTACCATTAGAAGAGTAAGTAGTCAATGCTGGGTAGTAAGTGTTGATTGAACCAGAAGTTCCACCTTGTAATGAACCAGATACATAGAATGAACGTACTGCGTTAGTATCAGCAGATAATGCTGCAACTGAAGCAGATGATAAAGTAATTTTGTACAAGTTACCAGCAGCAACTGAAGCCGATAAAGATGAATCAAAATTGATGTCAGATAAAGCAGTAACTTTAGCTGCAGTAGCGAAAGATACGATAGCAGAATTATCATTTACTGAATATGCATAACGTCCTTCACCGTAAAGACCATTTTGAGCTACGTTAGTTGAACCTAACTTCGCTGCAGATGTTCCACCATATAATGATGTGCTAGATGCATCACCATATCCTTTTCCAGTTGTACCATATTTGAAATCCATGTAGAAAATCAAACCTGATGGTAAGTTCATTGGTTGTACCGAAACAAATTCCTTTGCTGCGATTTCACCGAATATACGGCGAACCAATGGTAAAGCTACACCAGACCATTCTTCAGAACCACCTGAAAAACCTGTCTTTGTAGTCTCATCTAATAATTGTTTTGCTTGGTTTTCTAAAATTACAGCCATTCCGTGCTCTTCAGTTGCACCAGTTAAGCCTTCTAATAAACCAGTTTTTTCCCACTTGTTTTTCAACCCGCGAGTTTGCTCAAGCATAACCGCAGTTGGGTTTTTGCCTTCCATTAATTTGTTTAAATTAAATTGTGCCATTTGTTTTGTTCCTTATTTGTTATTTAATTAATCCTGCTAATTGTTTAAATCTATCAGAGTAAGCAGAATTTTCGCTGATGATTTGTTTTTTTACACCTGTACTCTTTTGTGGTTTAGAAGCTCCTTCAGTAATTCTCTTTACAGATTGTACTTTCTTAACACTTCCACCCATCTTCATAGATTCGGCGATTGTTGAGTAAACCAATTTCACTTCACGAATTGTTCCAGTTCTATCGAATGAATCAATAACTTTTGTTTTTTGTTCGTTAGTCAAATTGTATCCTCTAAATAATTTGTTAGAATATAAAAGTTTAGCGTTCAATAAGTTAATCTCATTGATTGTAGACTTCAAAGTTCTGATTACAGATATTGCTTGTCTCAATTCATTTTTCAATGATTTTGATTCTTCTACTGCTTTCTTCTCTTCTTCTTCCGCTGCTTCTTCATCTTCTAATTCTTTGATGATAGATTCGATGTTTAATTCTTCTTCACCATCTTCTTCTTCACCTTCTTCCATTTCAGGAGCTTCTTCTTCGCCGTTTTCACCTTCTAATTCAGCTATTTGCTTTCTTAATTCAGCAATTTTTTCTGCGTTAGGGTTTTCGTCTTCGTATTCACCTTCTTCCATTTCTTCTTCACCATACTCACCTTCTTCCATTTCATCTTCTCCTTCTGCGCCCAATTCGTCTTCTAATTCACGAATGATTGCTTCCAAATCTAAATCATCTTCCGATGGAGCTTCCATAGAATCATCTTCCATATCTTCACCTTCTTCCATTTCAGCTGCATCTTCCGCTGCATCTTCCATTGAATCTTCATCTTCTTCTTCTGTGATTGATTTAGCGAAATCGTAATCTTCTAACTCATCTTCTGGCTTACCAGAAGTTTTAGTTACGTCTGCTGCACCTAACTCATCTTCAGCTTCTGCTGAATCTAATGTTGGTTGTGCACCACCCCCAATGTTAGAAGAACTTAATTCTTCTTCCATTTTATCTTCTTCTTCCTCTTCTCCCTCATGCATTTCGTCTTCAGCTTCCATATCTTCAGCTTCTGCACGTAATTTTTGAGAAAGAATTGACTTCAAACGAGGAGTAAATGCTTCCTCTAATTGAAGTTTTGCGTTTGCTAATGCAGTTTCTCTTACAGCTTTAGCATCGGCGATTGCTTCTTTTAACAATTTTGAACTTGCCATTTTTTATACTTGATTTTTTCTAAACCCATTGATTTCGGGTCTAATAGAATTTTGTTAGATTTTCGGTGAGTTTATATAAGGATAAACTATTCATCAACTAACAGGATATTAACCAAATGATATTGGTATTACATTATATAGATATATACTTTTTAAAAAAAAAGTAAATTATTTATATAAACTACGAAATTTTTTTGGTATTTCTTTTAATTTTTTACCTCTGTAAAGGTCTTTTTGCTGAACTAATTGTTTTCTTTCAGCTTTTTCCATCATTTCTCTTTTAGTAACGGATGGTTTTGTAAATTGTTGTCTATCTCTTAATTCTTTAACAACACCAATTGCATCAAACTTTTTCTTTAATTTCTTTAATGCTCCAGCTATATTGCCGTCTTTTACTTCAATGTTAATCATAACTTTACTTTTGTTCTACTTTAGTATAACGTTGATTTTTATCGTTTTGTATTCTTTTCTTTGTTGATTTTACTTTATCATAAGATGGAGCACCATTGATATATCCACCAGGTAGGGATAAACCTACACCTGCACCACCAGGAAACCCATCTTCTTTAACCATAGATTCTGAACAACCGATTGCATCATAGAACTTACTATAATCAAACTTTATTCCTTCGTCTTTAAATTGTCTTACCATATTATCAGCAATAGATTTACGATTTTCTACATCTAATACTTGATTTAGAATATCAACAATCCCATCTACCATTTGGTATTCGTTATTATCTAACTTTTCTTTTAATATGGTTTTTAACTTTATCATTATAGTTTCTTTAATAAAGTATCCATATCAATTTCAAATGCGTAACCTGCACCACTATATCTTTTATCTGCAATAACTTTCAATCCTAATTTCTTTTCTAAACGGATTTGAACTAATGATAAGAAATCATCTTCTCCACCATTACCTAATTTAGATATTACATTTTCAATTTTTGATTTATCTTTTATAGATTTTGGAATTAAAACAATTTTACCATTATTTGAGGATGCCATAAACTCAACACCACTTGCTTGCGCAAAATCTAACTTTGTAGTTGCTTCTTCTATTACCTCTTCTTTGACCTGTGATTTGAATGCAGTATGGTATGGATTAGAATAAACAACTCCTTGCTCAAACTTACCATATCCTTTAACCAAATCCGTTAGCTTTATCATTATCCTATATAGCAATTAAGTTCGTATCCGTTTTTCATTCCGTATACCTGAATATGTAATTGTTTGTTTGATGGTTTTCCACCTTTAGTCAATTCAACCGATACTTTATTAGTCTTTCCTTCCGATGGTTTACGAGGTCCCATTCCTATCTTTCTAAATGAGTCATCATCATCTACCATATATCCTCTCTTCAAAGCGTATTCTTTTGCAGTTTGGATTGCTTCAGTATAAGATTTGTGATATACTTTTAAATCGTTTGCTTCGTTCAAAGACTCTACTACAATTACCATTTGGTCTTTTTGTGGAATTGTATATTTTTTATTTCTTTTCCACGGAGTTAAAATTGCGTTACCTTCTGCATCTTTACCTACTACTTTTGATAAATACGATTGTCCGATATTTTTAAAATCATTAGCGTTCTTTCCTACCCAAACATAATCTCCGTTTTTGGCGTTTTTCTCAAAATCAGAAACATTGTTGTATTGTTTTTTGATTTTCATTTGACCATTGGAGTCAAACTTTATTTCGCTTAATAATTCTTTTAGCTTTATCATCTTATTTTTGTGCTCTTAAATCTGCTAAATCATCTGAACCAATATCACCATCTTTATCAACATCTAATTTGTGTTGATTTCCAACTAACTTTTCGTTACGGATACCTAATCTTTGATTTACTTCTTCTTCACTTAATTCACTAACACCATAGTATCTACCTATAATGTGTCCCATATCTTCGTATAGGTTTTCCATTTGTGAATGTAATGATTTTGCTTCGTTAGCAATCTTTTCGAATTGAGATGATAGTTTCCCTAGCTCATTCATATTTCGTTTGACTGTGCTCTCGTCAAAGTGATTACCAGCTTCTTTATTAGCGAACTCACTAGCTGCATCTGTGATTGCACCCAATGTTTCAGCGATTTGTGCCAAATCATTTTCATTCTTTAACTTTGGTCCAAATGAACCATAAGTAGAAATGATTTCTAAAAAGTGTCTTCTTGCTTCGTTGCTTAAAGTTTGTTTAGATGCACCCACACCTTCACCTAATAATTTCTTTAACTTTATCATATTATTTTTTATTAAATATTTCAATTACATATCTAATTTAACTTTAGACTTAACCATATCTAAATTTTTCATAAATATTTGTACAGCTTCTCCAGCATCTTTAGTTTTTCCAAAAGATTTTATTATTTCACCTTCTTCAGTACCTAATGTTACATAATATTTATCACCTTCTTTAGCTATACCATATTTTATAGCACCATCTTTTGTAGATAAATAATCCATTTCGCCAGCATCACTATCTTCATTATCCATTTTAGCATAAATTTCTTTTGGAAGTGCATCCGATATATGGTTTACTTTTTTAGCTGGAGTGGATGTTGAAGTTGATTTAGGTTCTAATTTTTTTGGTTTACCAAAAATATTTCCGTTTGAAGAACTTCCAGTAGATTTTGTAGATTGCGATTTATCTTTTATAGCAGTATGTGTACCTGCTTTAATTGCAGAATCTCTATGTTCTTTTGATTTAAATACCGACGTGTTACCTGTTTTCTTATTAGTAGCAGTAAACGTTTCTTCGTTCAATAATTTCTTTAACTTTATCATCTTATTTTGCTTCAAATTGTTCTATAAGTTTGATTGCCATATCAATGTGCTTGATTGCTTCTTTGCTATAAGGTGCAATGTTATGCTTAACCTCTTTCAATCTATCTAATGATTTTTCACGAGTCATTGCGTGCATTGCTGCTTCTAACAAATCTCTTCTTTCTTGCTCATTAGATTTGGCTTTAATCTTATTAGAAGCCATATATTGCGTTATATTAAATGCCATATTTTTATTAGTTTAATTCTTCTATTATTTGTCTCATTAAATCTTGTGATTTACACCACTTTCCACACTCTTCGATTTCTCTTTTCACACTTTCGTTCATAGAAGTTGGTGATAAAAATGCACCATGTGTAGATGGATTAGATACAAAATCCCAACCAATTAGTTCAAAATCTTCTTGTACCATTACAGTATTATCTCTCATAGGTTTAACTGAACCCATACCTCTACTGCTAATACCCAAACGGATATTGTGTTTGAATAATTCTTTTAAGATGTTACCAGATGGAGTTGAAAGAACTTCTACTGTCCCACATAAATCACTACCATCCCACCAAATTTCTTTAATGTTATGTGATACATTCTTTAAGTTAATAACGGTTGATTCTGGATGGTCTAATTCACCCAATGCTCTACGCTCTTGTATTAGGGTTTCGTATTTCTTTGCTTCCCTCTGTAATATGTTAAGAGGATAGATACGATGATTTTGGTTAGGAGCATCTGCTCTTTGCAAAACACCTTTAACCAAAAACTTGCCGTTTTCATCTTCTTGTAGCCTACCTTCAAAAAGGTTGTGTTCTATTAATAATCCCATATCTTATGCTAGTAAGTAGTAATACTCTTTAAAATGTTTGATTCGGTCAGCCAATCCAATTGTACCACCATTTACTCTTTTTGTTATTTGTGTAACTACCGCATCGGAAGACCCACCATCAGCTAACTTATGTAATCCGTTTTTAGAGAAAAACCAAGCGGCCGAGAGTAAAGCGTACTTTGAAGCAACCACATCTGGGTTTGCACAAACATCTTCACCGATGGACTTACCGAATGCGGTATAGTTTTCCTTTCCAGTTAATTGAATATACCCACGCCCTCTGAATTTGTAGCCCTCACGAGTTGCTTCAACTCCATTTCCCATACGTCCACCATATACTCTACTTGCAATCATCTCCGGCTTTCTTTGATATGCCGTTGCCATTGCTACCGTTGGAAAGTATTTCTTAAATATACCCATCAATCCTTTTGCAGAATAGTTTAGGTTTTCTTGTGTTGCTTTGAAACCACCACTTTCATGTCCACATTGTGCCAAAAAGTGTGCTAATCTTAAAGGAGTGTTTATACCAAACTTCGCTGCCGTATCTGGAATCATAGCAATTACATTGGCAGGAATATGTCCTTTTAATTTATCTAATTTTAAACCAGGAAAAGATGGTGATGCTACTACTACTGGTGCAGGTGCTACAACGGGTGCTGGAGTTGGTGTTGCTACTACTACTGGTTTAGGAACTGGGGTTAAACCCATAATCTTATTCCAAGTATTAGGTCCAACAATACCATCAGCAGTCAAACCATTTTTGGCTTGCCATGCTTTTACTGCATCTTCCGTTTTTGGTCCGAAATTACCAACTGGGTCTAGTCCCAATTTAACCTGTAATTTCTTTACATCTTCGTTATTATCACCTCTCTTCAATAACATAATTAATCCCTCTCTTGTTTTGCTTTCCAAGCTGCATCTACTTTATTAAAAAATGCTTTCTTTTCATCATCACTCATAGATGGAATAGATTTACCAGCTTTATCCATTACTTTTTGGAAAAACTTTTGGTATTCTGCTTCCTCTTGCATTACCTCTCTTACGATTGATTTTAATGCTTCTCTCTTTAATGATTTTTGCTTACCCATAGTTTGTGGCAATCCGTTTGCTACATTTTCGATACCTTCTTTTACTACTTCTTCTTTAATTTTTTTAGATGCTAATTTAGAATCGTGTTTTGATTTATTAGATGTATATGAACCATCACCCCACCACGCTACAATTGCATCAGTATCGGCAGTTGAATGAAATCCAGAACCTGCATTAAATACATCTACAAATTGTAATCCTTTTTTAGATTTGATTAGGTCTTTAGCAAATTGAATTGCCTGTCTTTCATTACTAAACTTTTTAGCAGCTCTTATACCATCTGAATAATGAACTTCATATGCTTCTTGAACTTGTGCAGTTCTTGAACCAATTGGTCCACCTAATGCTTTAAGAGTAATGATACCCGATTTTTGTAAATGTCTCATATTAAAAATCTATAATTGTTCTTGCTATTTTATTTAATCTTTCTTTTATACGAAAGATACTTGTGTTTGTTCTTTTGTAAAAATCTTCGTTCTTTACTCCGTTTTCCATTTTAAGTTTGTTGTACCAACCTAAAAATCTTTCTACCTCTGCTAATTGGTTTTTGATTTCCCTAACACCTAAATTGATTTTTTGTTCTGGTGAACGAGTTTCATCTCTTTTAAGTGCTAACCAACGATTTTCAGCTAATTCATATCCAGTTCCAGATGATTTAGCTTTACGCTCTTTATCAGCCTGTGTATTTCTACCAAACGCAAATGGAGTTTGATACCCGTCTACCGAAGCAGTTGTAGTTTCTTCGTTAGTTGGTGTGTTCCTTTCACGAAGTTTTTTACGAACTATTTCTTTTAATCTATCTCTACTAGATAATTCCATTTTGAGTTCCCTTTAATACTTTATCCAACTCATATCCCATAATAACAGATGTAATGTGTGTATCTGTAATTTTAGATGCAGTTTTGATTTTATTCAACTGATTGATTGTTTCAGCTAACTTTATTTTGGTAACTTTATCTTTGATTTCTTTACCAGTTTTAGTTAGTTCTTTGTTTAATTGAACAACTTCGTTTGTAATAAATGCTTTAAGATTATCAGAGTTAGTAAATGAGTTGATGTATTCTTTTAAAATACCCTTTTGTTTCTCATTTAAGGATTTGTATTTTTTATTAAAGTTCTCCACCAACATTTTGTATGTTAGTAAACGAATTTCTTTATCTTCTTTTTTAAGAGCTTCGTTGATTTTATCTACTGCCTTTAAGTTTGTAGATGGTTTAGATATAAGATGCTCTACGATTGCAAATTTAGTATTTACAAAATCTTTTGGGTCATAAGAATTTTCAGTATTCAAATTAAATTCAAATATCTTATATACCGAAGCAAGAACTTTATAGTTTGGAACTTGTGATTTTAAAAAATCATCTATTTGATAATTTTCTTTTATTTCTTTGATAAGATTATACTTTTCTTTAAGTATTTTTTTCTCATCTAATTTTTTACGATTATCAATTACTGCATCAATAAATCTTTCTGCACGATTTTCTGAATTATATTTTTCATTTACGATGAATTGATATAATTTTAATTCGTTTGCCAGTTCTGTTTTAGAGTTAAAATACTTCTTTAACAATCCCTCCGCAATACTTTTACGATTTGAGAGAATATCAGAGGTTACTTGACGAACCAATAGTTCGAAAAGAAAACCCGTATTTCTAAACTTTGAGTGTTTTATCTGTTTCATTTATTCTTTATTCCAAATATAAATATATAATATCTATTTAATAATAATTTTATTCGATTATATTTTGCTCATCCATCATACTCTTACCTTCCATTATCACTTTTGCTCCACCGGATTTTAGAGATTTTTTGATTGATTTGATGAAACTTTCATTGCTTCTACTTAATTTTCTCAACTCTTTATCGCCAAAAGCATCTCTACCATACATATGGTCATCTTTACCCATACGATTTACATCACGCGGTCTACCCGATGCTTTTGCTTCATTTGGTGATTGACCTAACTTTGATTTTAAATCTTGTATAGTTTTTTCAACATCCAATGGCTCTCCTGTTGGGAACTCTTCTTCTGGTTGTTCTTCTTCAGGTTGTTCTTCACCACCTTGTTGTGGTTGTCCAGCCATCATACCACCTTGCTCTTGCTGTCCTTCTGGTTTACCGGTTGTTTCTAAATTAGTTAATACAAATGTATTTTTAGCATCTTTAACTAAACCTTTTTTCATATCTTCAACATCATCATCGCTGAAATTGAATACATTCTTATACATCCAATCTTTTGAGATAAGTTTTAAATCACCCATTGTTCTAGCTAAATCTACTTTAGATGCCCATAATTCAATTTTAGATTGTTCGTAGATTGTATATGGGATAGTTAATGATAATTCAAAATCAGCTAATGTTTCATCCTCAATACCTTGTGAGTATAAGTGAATGATTGCAATCTTTTCTAATTCAGATGTTACTATTCTTTGAACTCTTTCAATTGTTTTAGCAAATCTCATATCCATAGCTGCTAATGTAGCTTTTGAATTACCATCTTCTAAAAATCCTAAATGTTGTTTTGGTATTTTTAATGCCGCAAACATTTTATCTTTTAAGTAGTTTATATCATCAATAGGAGCATACTCTAAACCATCCAAATTTTCAATAGATGTTCCACTATCATTACCACGAACTGGCAGATAGAAATCTTCCATCAAGTTTTGAATGTTATACTTTAAGTTGTACTCACCAGTATCTGCATTAATAATTGGTGCTTTCTTTGATTTGTTGATAATACGTTGAATGTAATTATCAATCTCATTTGTAGGAATGTTACCCACATCAATTTTGTAGATACGCTTTTGTGGTGCTCTTGATATACGATGTATAATCATTGCATCTTCCATCAATGTAATTTGTTTCCACAATCTTCTTGCACTTTCTAACATAGATTTACCATAAGGTAAAAAGTTAGTATCAGTCAACATACGAAAGTGAGCAATCTCATAGTTTTCGTATTCTGTTTTTTGTCCAGCTACATAAAGTGATTTAGTTGCTAATGGAGTATGAACGAATTTAACTGCTTGCCAATTGTTTGGGTCAAATCCTTCAACACGAGTAATCTCATAAACTGAAAGTGGTTGGATACCAACTACACCTAACTCTTCTGCAATCTCAATATGTAAAAAGTGGTCACCATATTTAACCAAACTTCTTACCCAAGGGAATAAATTAAATTCAACATTTATAATATCGTAGAATAAATTTTCTAATATGGATTTTATTTGTTCATTATTTGTTCTAACTTCTAATACCTTTCCGTATTCGTTTTTAGATGTAGACTCTTCTGCGTAAATATCCAATGCAGCACCAATGATTGGGTCAGCATCCATAGCATCATAATCTCTAAAAAGTTCTTGTCGTATTTGTTGGTAAGCAAGATAGTTCTCATAGGTATTATTCATAGCCGATGAGTGTAATCTCATATATCTATCACGTAGATTGGTAGCAATTGCTTGCGTTTCATCGTAATCAATTACCTTTAACTTATTCCCTTGCTTTCTTACGATTACCGATGTGGAGAATAGTTTGTTTAACCTACCAAAAAATGATTTATCTGTTGCCATTTACTTCTGTTTGTTTAATTATATAACCTTTATTTTTTTACTCATTTTTACCACTTTTAGGTGTTTAGTGGTAATTTATAGTTTTACTCAATTTTACCACTTTCTACAAGACCAATATCTTGCTTTGTGTCTTGGACCAGGTTGGTCACAATTATGTCTAGCTCTAAACGATTTTCTTGCGTTAGGATTAGATTTTCTTATTCGCATTGTTTTTTCACCTTTGGATGCTGCAGATGTACCACCATGTCCAAAGTTTACTTTAACAATATTACCTGCTGGATTTTTAACATATACTTTGAACTTTTTAACATCCCCACGCGTTGGTTTACCCAATTTCACTTCTCTACCCTGATATTCTGCTTCAAATACACAATTACAATTATCTTCTTTTAATTCGTTTGTATATCCTTTTAGATATTTGATGAAATCTTCCATGTCATCATCTTCAACATCTAACTCATCATAATCATCTGTGTTATCGTGTCCACATTTATGACAAACATATGGAGTTTTTCCACCATCTTCTAAATCCCATTCCCATCCACATTTTTCACATTCTACTGATTGAGTTTCATTTTCATTAACGGGAACACAATTTGGAACTTGATTTCCACCTTTATCCTTCATTCCCACTTGCTTATATCCATCCCAACAATCTTCACATAATGCATTAGCTTCTCCTTCGTTACAAGTCTTCCAACCACCACCTTTTGATTTATAGTTCTTTGCAGCCCAGCCATTCGCATACGCAGATGGATAAACATCAAACTTTGATTTAGCTGCCGATTTAGATGCGGACCATTTTGCCGGGTCAGTTGGACAATTTTTTTCTAAAAAAAGATTTAATTTTTCGTAGATATTCATACTTTCCTTTTTTGGTTTTGTAGAAACATATATTGGTGTTTTACCCTGTCCACTACTACTCTTACCACCTCTATCTGCATCATTTTGTGCTGCTCTTTTTCTTCTAGTTGCACTTTCTTTTTCTTTTTTACTCATTCCGGCAGCTTTTGATGCTGGAACACATTTTGCATATCCTTTCTTCTCACCCGAAGTGCCGCATGGAGGATGTTTCCCATCAACTTTCTTGCCGATGTTTACCCACTTTTCCTTAAACCACTTGCGTAGGTCTTCTTTTACTATATTACGCAATTTTATATTACCATTCATATACAATATATAAATATAAAGAAATTCAGTTTAACCTATCGTAGTAACCAACGCAAGTCTTCAAACTCATCATTTTTACCCGTTTGCATTTTGTATGGGTCATCACCAAATTGGCCGGGTGTGTATAAAGTATCATAAGATGTTTGTACGAAACCATCAATAGAACGTCTTGTCAAATCAATACCTTCTTGTCTTAAACGGAGTGCAGTATCTCTAATCCACAATCCCATTCCTAATGCCATTACCAAGTCATCATTGTATCCTCTTGCTGCTTCGGCTCTACCATTGTGCCAAATAAAGGTAAAGAACTCATCTATCGTTCTTTTACTATGGATAATAACACTCATATCTCGCATATAAGTGTCTATCTTTGATATTACTAACGGACGAGTTTTAGATGATATACTAAATCCTGGTACCATTTGCTTTTCATCTCTGTAAAACTTATTAGTAAATTGAGTATCAATATCTACATACTTAACATCTCTGTTAGACCAGAATAGATTTTTGTAGTTTCTATCTAAACATTGTTGAATTGTTGTCCAACCAATTGATGCATTATCAATGATTAGTAAAGCATCGTTATATTCGGTTGCCAAATTAATTAGAAAATTACCAAAATCTTTTGGTTCAATCTTTCCTTTATATTCTGCAACTTGTTCACAGCTTTCAGCATCTATTACGTGGCAGGTAGAATAATCTTCTCCATCACCACGAGCAACGTCAGCAGTTACTATATAACTTTTTGAATAATTAGGGTCTTCCCAAACCCATAAGTTATTATCAAACCCACGCTTATACATTGGGTCTTTTACATATGCTTCGGTATATTTAACTAATAACTCCGGTGCGATTACCGTTGCTCCAGAACTGATAAAGTCACAATCACATTCTTGTGCTGCTCCTTTTTGTCCTAATTGTTTTTCTTGTTCCTCTCTCCAACTTATATCTCTTTCAGGGTGAACTGTCCAATGGAGTTTAATTGGGTGAAATAAGTTTTCACCATTTTCTGCACCTACCCATATTTGATGAAACCAGTTACCAATACCATTTGGTGTAGATAATGCTATACAACTACCACCCGTTGATAAAGTAGATTGTGCCGATGTCCAAATATCTTCAATATAATCAATAAAAGCTGCTTCATCAAACACCAATAGGGATAGTGCTTCCGAACGTCCTGCATCTGGTTTAGATGAAATTGCTTTGATTTGAGAACCATTCTTTAATCGTAGAGATAGTTTATTATCTTCCGATTCTTGTACTCTTAACCATACTGGTAAGAATTGGTTCATTACTCTAACCTTTAATACCAAGTTCTTTGCAACTTCTTGTTTTGTTGCAATAACCAACACGTTAAAGTCATCGTTGAATATCATTTTCCACAAAGAATATCCAGCTACTAATGTAGATATACCTAATTGACGTGATTTTAAAACAACATTAAAGCGATTATCTTTAAAATCATTTAAAACTCCTTCTTGAAAATCGTATAAATCAAATGGAATTTTCCCACGAGTTGGGTGTTGAATTTTGCAATACTTGCGCATAAAATAGACAGGGTCTTGTGCACATTTTCTGTATTGCTCTTTTACTGCATCTTGCAGTGATTTTGTTTGATTTGCGGCCATAATGCCTTACCTATTTTTTAATACGGATTTTCCAATATACACCACCACCTACATATGGAATTACTTGATTTCCACCAGTAGGTGATTGTTGATTGGATATACCAAGATTTAATTGGTATAATTTATCTGTTTTTGTTTTTAGGATTACACCTGCACCAATTGAATTGCCGAAATTTACTTTATCCAATGCTCCGTTTATACCAACATATACTTGATTTTTAGGTAGTTCTTTTACTATCTTTGTATCAGTAATAGTTCGTTCTTTAATCGTAGCATTCCACTTTCTACCTAATATTTTATTTTGGTATAAAGTATCTGTAAGTTCTATTGTTCCCAAATTATTATCTAAAACTAATTTATCTTTATATAACACCTTTTGGTTATACGATTGAACTATTCTAACCGTATCTCCTTTTGTATATACAGGAACTTCTATTCTTTTTTCTTTTTCAACAATTGTTTCGTGGTAAATATCTTTACCTCTAACATATTTTATTTTGGTGTGGTCTATTATTACAGTATCAATCTTGTGTTTTAACAACTCGTAGTTTTTTCCATCTACATTTATAGTTTCACCTACTTTACCATCATCTTTGGTACATTTGTACCATACAATTCCGGCAGTTGCAAAAATCACAATCCATTTGATATTACTCTGTAAAAACTTTAGCATAATCTTCTTTTATTATTTCCCAACTATCATCTTTTATTTGCTGATAACCGGATATGTTTTCTTCTGCTTCAGCTATATCATTTTTGATATTAGCTTTTAACTCTTCTAAATCACCATCGTAATTCCACTTTTCAGTAGTACCATCTGAATTGGCGAATATATGTTCCTTACTTGCATCTACTAATGCCTCTTGGAACTTTTTAACTAAATCTTTTAAAAACTCAATTTCAAAACTAGCAATCTTCCACTTTTCGTATTCGTTCCAATTACCTTTTACTCTAAATAATTGTTCTTTTTCAGCCAAACAATCTATACAATAACCAGTTTTACGAATAAATTGTAAATGCTTTTGAGTTTTTTTAACTGTTTTACAACTTTTACTTTTACAAGTAGATAATGATTGTATGTATTCTCTAATTCCATCGAACTTTGATTTAACAATCTTATACCCCTTCTCTTGTACCCAAGTTACACCATCACTATCCGTCCACTCTTCACCAAGTACTCTATCCTGCTTTGTAGCGGACCAACCATGTGTATTTGTTCCACTATTATCTCTGTTAAAAGCTACATCCAAAATCTTTTTTCTGGATGGGTGCATGTATTTCTTACTCATATAACTTATTATTTTGTTTTATATATATAAATATATAGTTTTTATATTTTAGTAAAATATTCCTAACAATTGATTTAACGATGCAAATGCTCCAGTCATCTTAAATACATTACCTTTGTATGTAAATATAATTCCTTCGTTTGGAACTATCTTATCAAATCCACCGATTGAATTTAATCTTTCTAATTCCAATTTCATCTTTTCAATTTGTGCAGGTGTACCTTCTGCTTTTATTTTATCTATTGTTGTATCTAATCTTTTACGGATTGTTTGTAGTGCTTCGTTTGGAGATGCTGTCAACACCGATTGCATGAATTGTAAAACTTCTGCTCCTACACCTAAAAAGATTTCCTCAAATTTCATTAGGTTTTCTTTTGCAATCTTATCTTTACTTTGTTTCTCAATACCATCGGCCCATGCTCTTGCTTTCTCATCACCAATCAAATTTATACGGAATGATTTATCACCAAAGGCCCATCTTTTTGTTAAACCTTCAATTTCCAATGATGTTAAACCTTTAGAACCTTTTTGTATATAAGCTTTCCACCAAGCTTGATGGTAATCAGCTACACCAGCATTATCCGGTAAACTAAACTCACTTTGTAGTTTAGAAATCTTTGTAAGGAATTTACCTTTTTGTGAACTTAAATTTTCACTTTTTGGTAATTTTACAATTGGAGGTCCTTGTATTACATATTTAGATTGTATATGTGCATTTACTTGCTTAATCATACCAGCCAATACACTTTCTGCTCCTTTGATTTGTCCTACTGCGTTTCCAGCTTCATTATATTCTACCGCGTTGTGGAATACTAATAAAGCTTGTCCGTATGGAATAACATTTACAGATGTTGGATAAATAACCTCTAAATTCATAAATGCTTTACCATTCATAAATATCTTATCTTTTTGTGCTTGGGATAATCCTCTAATAGCACTTTCCAAATCCTTCATAGCAAAGTTGTAAGCATCACTTAATGCTCCCCTACCAGCAAACTTTGAAGCCATACCAGAAGCATCTAATGCATTTGCTCCTCCGTTTGCCAAATGTCCTTTGTTTCTTGCTGCAATTAATCTACCATTTTTCCAGCTAATTGCTAGAGCTTGTCCATCGGTTTTTTCTCTAACAACACCCAATGAACCATCCAATGCTTTACTTACAATGGTTTTTAAATCTTTGAATGTTAGGTTTATATCAGTATCAAATGGATGGTTCATATGTCCATAAGCACCACCTTCCATTATTAAACTTTCTTTTACGGATTTTTTAATAGGTTCGTATCCACGATTTTGAGTATCTTTTGTATCAGTTTGATGACCAGGTTCTTTTTTTCTATTATCATCATCAAAATCTATTGTATCCAATTCAGGTTCATACCCATAATCTGGTGCATATGTTGATGTTTTGTGATGGTGATTAAAGTTATTATCGGCAGTTCCGTGAGGTTCGTGGTTTTTTGTATTTATAGCTTCAAACGCACTATGTTTTACTTTGTACCAACCACCACCCGGTGTTGTAAATAATCTTGCTGGTATTCTAAATGTAGAACCTATTGGTAATTTACTGAAATACTTACTATCTATGTGAACCACTTTTGTAACGAACTCTCTTGTCTTATTATCTGCACCAATCAATTCAACTTCAATCTTTACAGGTTGTCCACCAATTTTAATTGTTCCACCAAATATACCTTTTGATATTTCATTAAGTTTAGTTTCAGTTGTATAAACAGGTGTTGATGATTTGAAATCATCTTTTCTCATTATAGTTTTAGCAATCAATTTGTTTGCTTGAACCATAAATGGAATGTTGATACCTGTTCTTTTATCTTTTACTACAAATTCATTGTATTGTTTTACAAATTCTAAAAACTTTTTCTTATTTTTTGCTAATCTTTTAAAGAAACCAGTTAGTTCTGCTGGTGATATTTCTTTACCATTACGAGGGTCATTTAATCTTTGGAAAAAATGGTCTGTTTCTTTTCCTAAAACAACATCTTCTGGAGATAATTGAGAATCTGCATATTTCTCAACTTTATCCATATCAACCTTTGCCATTTCTTTTAGCTCATTTGGACCTTCCCAATCTTTTTCACTAACCTTACCACTTTCCTTATCTTTGTTATACCCATCAACTACCTTTGCCCAAACGGTAGCTGGTATAGCACCATTCATTATGTTATCGGCAAGTTGTAATGTAAAGTATTCGATGTAAGTTTCATCTGTAATAGTTTCTACACCGGCATTTAATGCTGCTTTTATAACTCCACCAGCTAATACCTCACCCATCATATGTTCAGCAAGGTGTAAACCTACACCTGCCATTAGTTTTGTAGGTCCTACTGCAAGTGCGCTGATACCACCCGTCAATAACATACTACCAACAGTCAAACCTACTGTTTTAGCAACACCAATCATTGCTTTCTTTTGTTTTTCATCTGGTTTTTTACCAGAGAAAACTGCTTTAAATCCTTCCCCAGCTTCTTTTATTTCGTGTCCTAAATGCTTTGCTTCTCTAACTACACCTTTTACAATACCATTTGCCTTATCTCCAATCCATTGTCCAACACTACGTCTTTCTTTTGATTGTGGTGCATGTGCTCCTTTGAAAAATTCTTTTTCTTTTTCACTCCACTTTTTTATTTTTTGACCTATTGCTCTAACTACTGCTTTTGGATTAGATACTGCGGTTTTAGCAACTTTTCCAACCGATGCTTTATTATCTGTTTCTCCACTTTTTGCAACAGATGGAGATTGTGCTTTTTGTTTAACCTTTTGTAGTTTTTGTCTATCCGAGCCACCCATTTTAGCAACCAACATCATTGCTGCTTTGTAAGCCGGGTGGTCTCTATCGTAGTTTAATGCAGAACTTACTTTAATATCTTCACCTGTATCTGGATTCTTTACTAATTGGTTTAAGATTTGTGGTGAATATCCACTACCTTTTACAGATGCTTCTTTTACAATACCTTCACCATATGAATTATATAATGCTAGATTGACCTGATTTACTTTATCACTCTTTGGGGATTTTTGTCCTTTCTCTATGTTTCCTGGAACTTGTCTTTTATCCATCAAAGCATGAACACGAAGAACTCGCATTGCTTCTTGTCTTGCAAACTCTACTCTATCCAATTTAAGAGCATCTTTGATACGATATTTCTTACCAGTTGCCGGGTCAGCAATTTCCATATTCATTATGTTGTCCCA